CAACGTTCAGGCTTATCTTGAACAGTTGGTGTGGGATGCCGATATTCTGTTAACGTCTCAATCTTCAAGCCTGATAATGTGTACACAATCATTCTATAATGGCTATGCTAAATCGTTGCAGGGCGTGAATCTTGAAACGATGTACACCAATTTGGTAGAAGGTATCAATACGCTTACATATAACGGTGTGCCTTTAGTTCCGATGCCTATATGGGATAAAATCATTAAGGCATACGAAAATACAGGCGCAAGGTTGAATAATCCTCACAGGGCTGTTTATATCACCCCTTCTGTTTTAGGTGTCGGCGTTGATGACCCTTCGTCTTTCTCGGATATCAATGTATGGTATGACAGGGATACGCGCAAGGTAAAAATGGAGGCGATGGGCACAGCGGATGCAAAACTGTTGAATCCATCTATGTTTAAAGTAGCAATGTAAGGAGAATAAGAAATGGATTGTTCAAAGATTACAGCAGGAATAATAGCGGCGGAATGTGGAAAAACCGCAACAGCCGGGGCAGAAGATGACGTTTTGCTTATCAACTTCGACGATATAGACAGAACACAATCGGAGGTTGTAGATAACGTTATCACGAAATTGGTACTCAAAGAAGGTGCAAAAGCTTATCCTTTTACAACTTTCGGAAAATCGTTAAATGACGCGGGCGCTACATTCACAAAAGGGACATATCGCAATACATGGGTTCACAATGTACCTAACCGTATTTTCACGAAGAATGAGTTAAGCAAAAAATTTGTGAATCAGATTGCCGACGGTGCGCGTGTAGTCGAAATTCTCAAGAATAAGGAATCCGGGACTAGCGGAGAAGTGAAATTTGAGGCATACGGATGGGATAACGGGCTTGAGTTGAATGAAGCCACATCTACCATAACTATGACCGATGGTGTAGTTTATGACTTAAATATGGGCTCATCCGACACAGCACAGGAAGGTTCACTCCCAAAGTCCATTTTCGATACGGATTTAGCAACCACACAACTTATGATTGATGGACTCCTAGCATGATAAGGCGATTGGAAATATTTCAGGCTGATAAAGGGCGATTCAACGGAATCGGTGAATTGTCCCAACGCCTGAAAACAGACAAGGCTTTGCGTGATGAGATTGAAATCTTAACGAAGGCCTTTTTAAATAAGAATGTCAGCGGATGCAGTAACTGTTATGCTGATGCTTACATCGAATTAATTAATTTAAACATACAAACAATCATGGAAAAAAAGAAAACCAAATTTGTCCTTTTGGCCGGCGCTTTATTAAGGGATGTTGTGAACGGAGATGCAAAAAAACTTTGTTCACAGGCTAACATCACAGATGAACTGGCACTTTATCATCTAAAGACAAATCCGAAATGCAGGGACTTATTTCAGCAATTACCCGATAATCTTGACAAGATGATGAAAGAATATGAGTTACCGACGGGAACAAACAAAGAAGAAAAGAAAAACGATTCTGATACTTTCCGTTCTCTTCCCGATGTAAGTTCATTAATTGAGGAACGTAACTCGCTGGTTGAGCGATTAGAGAAAAAAGAAGGTATTATCTCTGATTTAAACGATGAGATTAAAGAGAGGGACGACATTATATCCGAACAGGATATTGAAATATCTGAACTGAAAAACAAACTGGCTGAATTGTCAGGGAAAGAAAGCGCCGGAGTGACGAAGACAGATTTACAGGAAAAAACTGAAAATGAGTTCATCGCCAAGATTGCGGAACAATTAAACGCCGGAGTGACGAAGACGGCAATTAAAAAGCAATTCTCATCGGTTGATAATATTGGCAGCACGAAGCTAACCACAAGGGCTTTGTCAGAATTTATCAAAAAGGCAGAAGAGTTCAACACACAGGATTAAAAATAAGTGGTCCATGTGACCACTACATAGCGCAGTGGAGAAGAGGTATCTCGTAAGGCTCATTACCTTAAGTCCCCGGTTCGATTCCGGGTTGCGCAACAAAAACATTTTCACATGAAAGTCGGTAAGCTAAAAAAAGATAGACGTTATGATAGCCGTAATGACAAGCAATACGGTATTCAGACCTATGGAGAAAATAATAATTATCCTCAACAAGTGATGATGATTGTTGATTCTTCAGCTACAGGTAAACCATGTGTGGATGTTTATTCAAAATTTATTTCCGGAAGGGGCTTCATCGACAAGGAATTTTACAGGAAAGTAATTAATAGGAAAGGGCAGACAAATGATTATATATTGAATCAGATAAGCCGTGACTTTGCATTGATTGGTGGTTTTGCAATCCATGTCAATTATAATGCGAATTACCAGATAGTGGAAATACAGCATGTGCCCGTTGAGACACTTAGATTTGACAAGCTCGATGAAAGCGGAAACTTTGATAAGATAAAAAGGCATCCCGACTGGGGGCGTCAATTCTTGCAGTTACGCAAATGGAAGAAAGAAGATATTGAGGAATTCTATTTTTTCAATCCCGACCCCGAAGTTATAGAAGCTCAAGTCATGGATGCGGGCGGCTGGCCATCATATAAAGGTCAAATACTGTATTATTCCAACCAAGGAGACAAAGTATATCCTCTACCCGTATATGACAACGTCTTGACAGATATGAATACACAGGAAGGCGTATCGAATGTTAGCAACAGGAATGCCCGCAATAATTTTTTGGCGGCTGGTATGCTTGTGGATTTTGTCAACACGGATGAAAGCGAGAAACAGGAAAACGAGACGGAAAAAGCCTTGCTTGAGTTTCAGGGTGACGAAGAATCTGCGAAAATTATCTACATCCAGTGTGACAGCAAGGAAGAAAAGCCCGAATTTATAAGCTTCAGGGGAAATAATTTTGATAAAGACTTTGATTCTACAAGGAAAGCAATCAAGGAAGATATCGGAGCGGCTTTCAACCAGCCTCCGATACTACGCGCGGAAGATGTGGGCTCGAATTTCGGAGCCGATTTGATGAAGAACGCATATAATTACTATAATTCAGTCATTGAAAATGAAAGGCTGGCAATAGAAAGGGTTTTTGCACAGATTTTTAAGAACTGGCATGAATCTGTTAATGGAAATTATGAGATTGACCCACTACAATATACATATAAGAATCAGGATATCAACCTCATTCCCGCTGAAATTCTGGGTACGTTGACAGTCAATGAAAAAAGGCAACTTATTGGATACGAAGAACTGGATGACACCGACAATGATAAGACTTTACTTGCGGAAAAAATAGGAGTTGGAGGCGTACAGGCGATGGTATCAATAACCTCAGACACAAATATAACTGACGACCAGAAAAGAGGTATGTTAAAGCTATTGTTCTCCCTATCTGACGAAGAAGTTTTAAGCGTAATTCCTAAATAATAATTCTCATGATAATAAAGCCGGATGACATACGCAGAATAAGACCTGTTGCCAATAATATTGACGATTTAAATCGCATTGAACCATATATAAAAGATGCTGAAACGCTTGATGTTTTACCCGTTATTGGAGCGTCATTATATAAGCAACTTGATGAACTTGATTTGAACCTAGTAAATAATAATAGTGTAATCATAACGAATAATCAAGGGGAACAAATCAACCTTGATTATAAAATATATACCGACCTGTTGAATGGATGCTATTACGAATGTTCAGATTGCTCATGCAATGAAGAAATACTAAGGCATTCGGAAGGCTTGATTAGTGCTATCGCATATTTAGCGTACTCAAGGTTATTACCAAATCACCCTATAAATGTAACGGCATTTTCGGTTGTATATAAATACGGTGAATTAAGCGACAGGGTTGACGAGTCGGCATTGATAAGGGCAACAAACCAAGCAAAAAAAATCGGTATGGTTTATTTGAACCAATGTATTGACTATATGAAATGCAAGAAATTAATATGCGACCGTCAGATAGTAAAGAGAAGAAATAAATTTAAAGCGATTGGATAATGAAATTTTGGGATGATTTTAAAGATGCCTCCGGAGCAATAAATGAAAGATATGTAATGTTGGGAAATCCTAATACTGATGCAGATAATTCAGAATATGAAAAAACAACGGTTAAATCATTGGTTGCCTCAACTGTCGTCAACGACACCACCACCGGCGGTGCCGATAAGCCGCTATCCGCCCAGCAAGGCGTCAAATTGCAGCAAATGAAACTCTCCAAAAGCATACCCGTAACCTTCGCCTTTAACGGCTACATAGGTGACGACGGCAATTTCAACGGGCATAGTAACTTCTGGAGTACAGATTTCATACCCGTCTGGTCGGGTTCGCAAATA